CTGATTTCAAGCGTTCATCTAAAACTTTACTTTTAGATAAATAGAAATTAACAAAAGTCTCAACTAATGCTATTTTTTGTAGATTTATTTGTTCCATAATTAACCTATAAACCTAAGTTTAAATCCTCTATATGGATAAGTGAGTTTTCATATTCTTCTATCTCTGCATATTCTTTTTCAGAGATGGTATATGGACTATGTTGAATTGTATAATCCATTCTTCTTTGAACTTCATTAAAAAGCCATTCTTCAGCATCATATTGAGTTTCAAAAAATCTTTCAGTAGGTTTACTGTCAAGAGAATCAACGGGATAAGTTACTTTGTAATTCATGATTAATACTCACTTTCTAAAATTTTTCTTAACATAGGCTCATCATTCATAGCGTATGCTCTTCTAATACTTTGATTCTCATAGTATTCAGTAGGATCGATTAAATATTCTCCCATGATTGATTGAAAAATTAATTCATTCATGGGTTGCCCATTTATGGGTCTTCTGTCTTTAGTTGGTTTCATTTAAACTGGTATGTTTATGTAGGTTATTATAAGTATATATATTAAATATTGCAAGTTTTGAAATATATATAAAAAAAGAGACTGTTTAAAGTCTCTTATTCATTAAGCATAATAATAACCCTTAATTTTTAACCAATAAAACCTATCTAATTCTTTTTTAGATAGGTTTTTATCTTTCATTATTGAATTAGTAAGTTTTAACCACTCTAATTGTTCTTTTTTATTAAATGCCATATTTATTCCCCTTTTAAACTACTTACTAATAAGTCCCTTTTATCTTTGTCTAAATACTCATTGTTAAATCTAGTAAATAGTTGAAAAGTATCATTATTGTATAAAATTTCTTCACCGAGAATATAAGCTAACATATTAGCTACACTTTCAGAGCTAGAAAGATCAGTTGATATTTTGCCAAAATTTGATTCTTCATATTCTTTGATTGTTTCAATGGCATTAAAAATACTATCTTTTTTTAACCATTGTTCGGCCTTATAATATCCGATTATGAAATAATCTTTTAATAAATAATGATGTAAGTCACAAATATGTTGATCTATGCCAACATCATCAGTGAGTTGTTGAATGATGTAATTTTTTACATCTTGTTTTAATTCTTGCATTGCGGAAAGTTTGTTAATGCTCTTTAATTATACATCATAATAACGTGAAAGTAATGTTATTATTTTACATTCATTCAATTTTACATTCAGTCTTAAAAATTCATTCAATTTTGCATTCAATTTATTTTTTATTTTTAAAATAATTTTTTAATTTTTTAATTTTTTTTAAATAAATTTTTTTTGTATAAAATTTTACATTAAAAAAGGGTTAAATTGGCGGTTTAACCCTTTTGAAATATCAAGCACGCCACTTGATATTTTTGCTTTAGGAATTGCGTCCCCTTTAACACTGTAAGATTTGAATTCCACTTAAAACCTTACAATTTAAATATTAACATCAATATGTGGTTTATGCAAGTTTATGTAAGTCTCCCATTTCTTCTTTTTGTTTATCATGTATTTCTTTTAAATGTTCTTCGTAAGCTGGTCTAAGTGCATTTCTCCAAAATTTAAAAGTTTTCTTTGTATTGAACCAATAATTGAGTTCGCTTACAGCTCTAGACCTAAAACCACATCTCCCATCTCTTCCCGTATTCTCTCCAACATATAAAAAGTTCATAATTTGAAAGAGTGTTATTTGAGGAATTTCTACAAATCCCTGGTCTACAAAATCAGTGTGAATTTTTACCTTAGTAGCATAAGGGTTTTCTATCATATAACCTGAGTTCGGATCTTCAGGATCATTGAAAGTTACTTTTGTTTTTAATTCTGACATTGTTTTAATTTAGTAATTGGTTAATTAAAGTTTCTTTTTCTAATTGCTTACAAGCTAAAGATTGTTTACCCATAGCTTCACAATCTAATTGAGTTGATTTCTGAAGTGATAGACTCACCCCAGAAAAAACAACTATTGAAAAAAGTAAATAGTAAAAATAAGTTTTCATTTTTTTGTTTTCTTGTTAATAAATTTTCTTATTAGTGATCTTGTAAAACTGGAAAGATTAACCTCCCCAGTTTCAGATAAAACCAAAGCTACATATTGAGAATGTAGCTCTGGTGGTAACGTAACCTTAATTTGTAATTGCTTAGTAGTTTTCATTACTTAACCTCTGGTGTGAAGTTTTCACTAGTGTTTAAGTTATTAACTAGATATGCTGCAAGCTCATCTTTTAAGTTGTCATCTTTTGATTGTTCGATCTTGTCAACAATAATCTTAAATACTTCTGTTAAGTATTCCTTATCCGCTGAATAGTTAGCTGATAACATTTGAAAGCTAGATACAATATCTTTCTTCATTTGCTTATTATCTAAAGTAATATGCAACACATTAGATTCGTTACTGATATCTAGGAAAGAACTATAAGAACCAAAGGCAAAATTAACCTTGAGTGTCTCTGTGTCCAACCTCTGTGTGTTAGTTGTTGGGAATAAATTTTGAGTGTTCATCTCTGGTAATGAATGAATAATTTTTGCTTGTATTAAGTTAAGCAATCTATAAATTAAAAAGATAGAAACAATTATTTTCTAAGCTAGAAAATTTTACTGCTGCTAAAGTCAAAATTTAAGAATTTACTAAACTAAATCTAATATAGCAAAAAATAGTAAACAAGTAAACAAAGATATCAGAAAGTACATAATAAATTTTGCAAGTACAAATTTTTTACCTAGTAGTATCTTTATGGACTTCTTTTTACTTCTATGTTCTCAGAGTGTTCTCTAGTCCTCTGCAAGGCTTTCTTTTCACCTTTAGGTACTTTTATACCTTTTTATGGACTCGCAGGGGGTACAAGTCCAAAAATTTTTTATTTTTTAGGCAAGGCGGGGAACTTAAATATATTCTGACTAATTTTTTGGTTCAACTTTTATAGAAAGTTCAGGAGCTTGGATATTAACTGTTTCTATGGATTCGCCAATTACTTTTCCTAAGCTATCGAGAATTTGAGCTGCGGTTTGGAGTTGTCCTTTTTTAACAGCTTTGTTGAAGAGTCTTATTCTCATTGCTTGGAGGCGTGGGAGAAGAGCTTCTCTATCTTTTTCCCAATCTTCGTTATTCCAAACTTTAACTCTATCCCAATCTAGCCAGGCGGTAGTTTCGGAAATATTTTCTATTGAAGCGTGTTCTATTACTAATTGGCGAGTAGTTTTACCTTCAAGTTGTCTAGCGTATAGACGTTGAGATCGTTTTAGAACATCTGAGATAGTGGAGCGAGTTCTTTTTTTAGGAGGATTAGCGAGAGGATTATTAATAATGTTTTCAGGAAAAGTAGAGGAAGCCACAGACTTGATCTTAGTAGTATTTAGTTGAATGATAACTTAAAAGCGAGTAAATAGGCTATAAAGGAGGGGTATAGGTTGTATTTTTTGTTAATTTTATGGCTGTCAGTGAAAAAAAGAAAAGTGAGATAAGTTTGCGGTATGCACAGGGAGAGGTTTTTAATAGTGATAAGAGATTTAGGGTATTGGTAGCTGGTAGAAGATTTGGTAAGAGTTATTTATCTTGTATTGAACTATTGAGAGGAGCTATTAATCGTCCTGGGGAAGTTTATTTTTATTGTGCTCCTACATATCGGATGGCGAAGGATATTGCATGGAAGGAATTGAAGAGGTTGACACCTAAAGTATGGATTCAAAGTAAGAATGAAACTGATTTAAGGTTGGAATTAATAAATGGATCAACTATTGAATTGAAGGGAACAGAAAATGCGATGGCATTGAGGGGTAGAAGTTTAGCTGGTGTTGTTTTGGACGAGGCAGCATTTATGGACCGAGATGTTTGGGCTGAAGTTATTAGACCTGCATTAGCAGACAAACAAGGATGGGCACTGTTTATTTCAACACCAGATGGCACTGCGAGTTGGTTTTATGATATGTGGTGTTATTGCGGTGAAGAAGAGTGGAAAGATTGGCAAAGGTGGAGTTTTACGACTATAGAGGGGGGTAATGTTGTAAAAGAGGAAGTTGAAGCTGCTAGGAGTCAATTAGATGCGAGAATCTTACTGGTTTGGTAGCTGTTAGTTTTGCTGATGAAAATATTGATAAAGAAGTGGCAGATTTACATATGCTTCCTTTGTTAATTGGGCTGGATTTTAACGTTGACCCTATGGCAGGAATTTGTGCTGTAAAACATAATGACACCTTGTATGTATTTGATGAGATTATGCTTACAGGAGGTGCTACTACATGGGATTTTGCTGAAGAAGTTACGAGAAGATATGGAGTTGATCGTAGAATCATTGCTTGTCCAGACCCCACTGGAAGTGCAAGAAAGACGAGTGGAGTAGGTGTAACGGATCATACGATCTTAAGACGTAGTGGATTTACTGTTATGAGCCCTAGAAGCCCCTGGAAGATCAGAGATAAGATTACTGCTGTTAATACTGCCTTGTTTGATGCTAATGGCGATAGGAGGA